TTTAAATTGCAACCGAATATAACTTATCATTAAATGAACTGTTGGCATTGTAAATTAGAATTAATTTGGGGTGGTAATTACGAAATAGAAGAAGATGATATTTATTGTATGGTAACCAATTCATGTCCAAAATGTGAATCTTATGTTGAAGTTTATTTACCAAAAGAAATAGAAAAAGAAACTAATGGCAAGACCTAAAGAATATAATATTAACCCTGAAGAAATAATCAAATTAGCTAGTTATGGGTGTACTAATACCGAAATAGCTGATTTCTATGGTTGTAGTGAGAACACTATAAGACGTTATGGCGAATATCTCACAAAAGGCAGAAGTGAAGGTAAAATCAGATTACGAAAGATACAATGGCAGATAGCTGAGAAGGGTAATGCAGTTATGGGTATCTGGTTAGGTAAGAATATATTAGGTCAATCAGATAATGGAATGATGGAAGATGATGATACACCATTACCATTTAATGTAGAATGATACGAATTGGTAAGTTGATTGAAACCAACAAAACCTAATAAAACAGGAAATGCTACTCAACAAGATAGAGTGATGACAAATCCTAAAACTGCAAAAACAATTATAGAATACTTTAAACCATCTGGTAAAATTTTAGAGCCATGCAAAGGTACAGGTGCTTTTTACGATCAATTAAATGGTGATAAAGATTGGTGTGAAATAGATTTAGGTAGAGATTTCTTTGAATATAATAAAAAAGTAGATTGGATAATAACAAATCCACCATATAGTATTTATGACCAATTCTTAGAAAAATCTATGAGTATATCTAGTAATATTGTTTTTTTTGTTCCATTTTCAAAGCTATTCAAATCTAAGTCTAATGATTTAATGGTCAAAAATTATGGTGATATAAAAGAATTATTAAATATGGGTACAGGATCACAACATGGTTTTAAAATGGGTTTTATAGTTGGGTGTATATATTTCAAAAGAAATTACATTGGTGAAATCAAATATACCAGAATGTATTAATGCCATTATCTAAAGCACAAAAAGAAGTATTTACATCAGAAGCTAGATTTAGAGTTCTTATAACAGGTAGAAGATTTGGTAAAACATTTCTTGCTTTGAATGAATTAGCTAAGTTTTCAAGATATCCAAGAAAGAAGGTTTGGTATATAGCACCAACATTTAGAATGTGTAAAGACATTATGCTTGATCCATTAGTAGAGAAAATGACTAAACATAAATGGATTAGCAAAGTAAACTATTCTGACCTAACAATTACACTTAAAAACAAATCATTAATACAGCTTAGATCATCAGATAATTTTAACTCTTTAAGGGGTGTTGGATTAGATTTTATTTGTATAGATGAGTTCTCAGACGTAGATGAGAGAGCATGGTTTGAAGTATTGCGGCCTACATTATCAGATAAATCTAGAGAAGGATCAGCTTTGTTTCTTGGTACACCTAGAGGATTTGGTAATTGGAGTTATAATCTTTATACAAGACAAGACAATGATAAGAATTGGAAGTCTTTTCAATTTACTACATTAGATGGTGGTCAAGTATCACAAAATGAAATAGATCAAGCTAAGAACGACCTAGATGATAGAACATTTAGACAAGAGTATATGGCATCTTTTGAGAAGTATTCGGGTCAAATATATTACAACTTTGATAGAGAGCAAAATGTTATAGAAGAATATGCACCTACAACTAATTCAATACACATAGGAATTGATTTTAATATAGATCCTGTATCTGCTGTTATATCAGAAGTAAAACAAGATAACTTGTATGTGTACGATGAAATTGTCATTTTCAGTAGTAATACTGACGAACTTGTTGAGGAAATCAATAATCGCTACTCTGGAAAACATATATTCGTATATCCTGATCCTGCATCAAAGCAAAGAAAAACTAGTGCAGGTGGAAGAACAGATTTATCTATATTAAAAAACGCAGGGTACAATGTAAGAGTTAGAAATACACACCCATTGATTAGAGATAGAATAAACGCAGTTAATACAAAATTAAAAAATGCTAAAGGTGTTCGCACATTATTTATTGCAAATAAGTGTAAGAATGTGATAAAGAGTATAGAAAGACAAATTTATAAAGAGGGAACAAGTTTACCAGATAAGGAAAACAATTACGATCACATGAATGATGCTCTAGGATATTTAGTTGAGTTTTTATACCCAATCAAAAGAGATTTTAAACCCTCAAAACCAAAGAGGTTTAGCTAATGCCAAATTACAAAAGAGATTTTTTAACCGAAAGACATGATGATTATGAAGATAAATTCCAAGATTGGCACTTTCATTTACTATCTTATATAGGTGGTCAAGACTATCAGAATGGCTATCTACTTAACAGATATGTATTAGAATCAGACGAGGAATATATTAAGAGAACTAATAATACTCCTATTGATAATCATTGTAAAAATGTAGTGCAAATCTATTCATCATTCCTGTTTAGAGTACCGCCCACAAGGAACTATGGCACATTATCTGGTGACGAGCAGCTAGAGAACTTTTTAAAAGATGCAGATTTAGATGGTCGGTCATTTGATAATATTATCAGAGAAATGCAAATCAATGCTTCTATCTATGGCACCTGTTGGGCAATCATGGATAAACCCGCTGTGCAAACAGAAACTAGAGCAGAAGAAATACAGCTTGATATCAGACCATACTTATCCATTTACACACCTGAAAATGTCTTAAACTGGAATTATCAAAGAATGATTAATGGAAGATATGAACTTACTTCCTTAACACTATTAGAAAACCTATCTAATGATGTAGCCACAATTAGAGTATGGACTAAAGAAGATATTACTACAGTTATGGTCAAAGACTTTAGCAAAGGTTATTCCACATCAAATCCAATACTAATTGATGAGATGCCAAACATGATCGGTGAGATACCTGCTATAACCCTATACAATCAAAAGTCACAAAGACGAGGTATTGGTATAAGTGATTTACAAGACGTAGCAGAACTACAAAAATCTATTTATAATGATTACTCAGAGATAGAACAGCTTATTAGATTATCTAATCACCCAAGTTTAGTTAAAACACCCAATGTAGAAGCCAGTGCAGGTGCAGGATCAATTATTGAAATGCCAGAAGATATGGACTCCAACTTAAAACCCTACATTATACAACCATCATCACAATCACTAGATGGCATCATGTCAAATATCCAAATGAAAGTAGATGCAATTAATAGAGTCACCCATATGGGATCAGTAAGAGGCACAGAAAAGACTATTAACTCAGGCATAGCTTTACAAACAGAGTTTGAATTATTAAATGCAAGACTATCAGAAAAAGCAGATTATTTAGAAAATGCAGAAGAACATATTTGGAGATTGTATGCTAAATGGCAGGACAAAGAGTTTGATGGTGAAATAGAATACCCAGACAGCTTTAATTTAAGAGATTATTCTGCTGATTTACAATTTTTACAAGTAGCCAAAGCATCTGGAGTTTCCTCTGATACTTTTGCAAAAGAAATAGATAAACAAATAGCTAGAGCAGTTGTAGAAGATGATGAAAAGATAGCAAATATTGATAATGAAATAGAAGCAAAACCTAGACCAATAGGACAGTTCTCTACACCTGCAATCGAGGGTGAAGAAATTGCCAAAGAATAAAAGACGCAAAGTTCCAAAAGATAAAAAAACAGGTGTACCCAAAAAGTATTTATCTGGTCTTAAAAAAGAAGAAGAACGCAAAAGACGAGCAAGACTTATCAAAAGAGTTTCAGCATTATATAAAGCAGGGAAACGCATACCTGTATCTTTATTAAGAGCAAGGACTAAAGCATAATGGCAATTAAAAGAAAACCTTTATCAGCTTCAGTTGTTGCTACACTTAAAAGAAAAGCAAAAGCATCTAAGAGATATACTTATTCAACCCTTGCTAAAGTATATCGTAGAGGGCAAGGTGCATTTTTATCAGCAGGAAGTAGAAGAGTTCCGATGGCCGCTTGGTCTATGGGTAGAGTCAATAGTTTTCTTCGAGGATCAAGAAAACATGATTTAGATTTAAGAAAGAAAAAGAAATAATGGTTAAAGTAAACTCAATTAAAAATATCATTAAAGATTTGACACCTAGACAACAAAAAACTATGCGTAGTCATGCTAGACACCACAGTTTAAAACACATGAGATCAATGGCTAGATCTATGAAGAACGGGAAAACCTTTGGTCAAGCACATACTACTGCTATGAGAAATGTAGGTAAGTAATGGCAACCTATAAAGGTAGATCTGTAAAGCTAAATAAACCATTTAGAACACCCAATAAAAGCAAGAAATTTGGAGTCTATGTAAGAGATAGATCATCTGGTAATGTCAAAATAGTAAGATTTGGTGATCCTAATTTATCAATCAAGAAGAATATACCAGCTAGACAAAAAAGTTTTATGGCTAGATTTAGACCGATTTTAGCCAAAGTTAAAGGTCAAAAAAACCTATCACCAGCATATTGGGCAGTACAATCTTGGAAAAAAAGTTTCAAGATATAGTTGCAATCTTATAAATAATCTATAAAGTATCTATATGTTAAATAATAAGGAGATCACAATGAATACCAAAAATTACGAATACACACCTTGCATTGTTTTACAAACTAGAAAAGATGATGAGTGTTGGGTTATTGGTGTTTTACTAAAAAGAACTGCAAAAAGATTTTATGTATATGACGCAACACTAGAAAAAGCAGCATATTATAAGCATATCAAATTTGAAAATTTAGATAATTACCCATATTGGGAAGAAACAATGAACAAAGCAAAGGAAATAAAATAATGAATGTACTCTCTTTATTTGATGGAATGTCTTGTGGTCAATTAGCACTTCATAGAGCAGGTATTCCATATGATAATTATTATGCATCTGAGATCAAGCCTATCGCAATCAAAGTTGCAAAACAAAACTTTCCAAACACTATCCATATTGGAGATGTCACAAAAATAGATTTATCATCACTACCAAAAATTGATTTATTAATTGGTGGATCACCATGTCAAGATTTTTCACAAATGAAAACAAATGGTAAAGGACTAGAAGGAGATAAGTCAAAATTATTTTATGATTATTTAAGAATATTAAAGGAAATAAAACCTAAATATTTCTTATTAGAAAATGTTAAAATGAAGAAAGATTCAGAGCAGCAATTAAATGATTATCTTGGCATTAAAGGTTTACACATTAATTCTGAATTAGTTAGTTATCAAAAAAGACCGAGAATCTATTGGACTAATATTCCAAATGCTTGTGTTCCAAAAGATAGAAATATAAATTTTCAAGATTTTAAAGAAACTAATTATGATGTTTGTAAAATTTATAAGCTAAACAATACACCATCAAGAATAAAAATGTGGAACAATGGTAAAAAAACATCAAGTAGAAAAACTTGTGCAAACATTACACATTCTAATAAAGTTTATTGTCTTACAAGAAAACAAGATAGATCACCAAATTCTGGTCTAATTGAGTTTGAAGAATTTTGTAGGTTTCTTACAAGACAAGAATTAGAACAAGCACAAACAGTTCCATTAGGATATACAAATTCAGTATCATACAACCAAGCACAAGATCTTTTAGGTGATGGTTGGACTATCGAAGTGATTGCACATCTTTTTCAAGGATTAAATAATACATTGAAATATTAACCATATCCCTATAATTCTAGGGGTATGGCAGACGCATTCAAAGATAGTTTCAAACAATTCGCTAATAAAAAACAAGAAATACTTTCAAAATTAGCTGATAGTCACGAAGAACGCATAATCAATACATTAAAGAACTTAGAAGATGAGATTATTGCTGATCTCACATCAATTACCGATGGCGGAGCCAAACTTAATACTAGACTGGCTATGGAACTAAGACCAAACTTAAAAAGACTAATAGAGCAAAACTTTCTAAAAGAAGCTGATAGTATTGTTTCTGAATATGATGAAATAGTAAAAGAATATCAAAGATTTATAAAACCATTACCAATTCCAGATCAGTTTAAAACACTAACAAAACCAGATCTAAAAGTAATCAATGATTTAAAGATGCTATCATACTCAGGGTTTGAAGATGTAGGAAATAGGTTTTTAGATACTATTTCAAACGAAGTATATCAATCTTCTGTGACAGGCAGACCATTTAACGAAATGGTAAAGAACATCAGAGGACAGATAAGTGGTGTATATCAAAGATCAAACGAGAACGCAGTTAATAGACTTGTAGATTATATAGATAAAAATAGATATTCAGAGAATGCACAGATTATTGCAAAAGTAAAAAAAGCAAGAGAGATACTTCACACAAAATATGCTTCAGATATTCTGGGCAACAATATGAGAAGATATGCAAGTCAAATAGCACAAGATAGTTTGATGCAGTTTGATGGGCAGTTTACTTTATACAAAGGCAAAGAAGCAGGTATTTCTAAGTTCCAATATGTAGGAACAAACATAACTACAACCAGAAGTTTTTGTAGAAGATATTTAGATAGAGTATTTACAGAAGAAGAAGCAAGATCTATCTGGCAACAATCTTGGAGAGGAAAGTCTGGCACAGATCCATTTATCAATAGAGGTGGATATAGATGTAGGCACAGCTTTATAATGATGATTGGTTTACAGAAGAAACAGATGACAATATTCAAGAGCAAACAAAAGTAAATCAAAAGGTTAGAAAAGATCAAAACAGTTTTAAAAAAACAGGCACAGAAAAAAAATTATTAGATAGTTCTTTCTCAGACATAAAAGATGATGCAAATAATACAATAGTCAAAGCTATTGCTCTATTACCTGCAATAAAAAAATATACTACTAACAAAGGAAGGTCTTTTTACAACCAATCTAGAGATGAACTATCTATGCGTCAATATTCAGATCCACAAAAATTTGCAGAAGTTTATAGGCATGAATATGGACATAGAATTGACGATAATTTTTTAAGATATTTACCAGAAAACAAAAGAAAACAGATAAAAGAAAAACTGAAAAAATTAGGTGCAATAGATAATGCAGAGCAAGGATATATCTTTGAAAATGTTAGAAATACCTATTCTAATTATGCGAGTATGAAAATATTGAATGATAGAAGAAGAATTAAAAGAAACTTTGAAGATAATAAGAAAAAAAGATTAGCTATTAAAAATAGCAGACCTGTAAATGATGATGATTTTGATAAATATTTAACACAAGTTCTAAAAGATAACCCAGACTTTCCTTTATCTAAAAAAGAACTTTATAGTCTTTTTGAATTTCAAGGTAATTTCAATAGGGGTGAGATGTTAAATCTTATAACAAGAACTACTGTTGATAAAGGATTAGACGATCATATGGATTTGTTTATGGATTATGTAGGTGCAATTTCACAAAATAAAGTAGGATTTGGACATACTATTGAATATTATAGAGATTTTACTACTATAAGCAGAAAATATGGGTTTGCAGTCACAGATGGTCATACATCAGAAGCATTTGCTAATTTTGTTGCACTA